GTTTTCGCCTTGCTCCTCTTGGAAGACGTATCTATATATGAAATTAGGAGGGTCGTGTGAAGGACCCGGAATATTGAAAACTGCTGAGCCGCTGAGCCGCTCATACATACCTTGCTTCAATTTCTTCGAGACAGGCGACGAGGTCCGCGATTTCATCTTCAGTGTGGTTGTTTAGGGTAAAGCAGAAGGACCTCGATCGGACTCTTGGGGGCATCCAGCGAGAAAAAGGTTGGCGCGCCCACGAAGTAGGGCGAAAGTATTACCGCCAACCGTCTCACCCCCCGCCTTTTATATCCGAGCCGCTACTAGTATGCGGCTCAGCCGAATTTTTTCAGGGGTATAAATAGCGTGCGCCACCCCCTGAAAATAATTTCTCCGACGCACCCCCGAACCCCCCACTCTAAATAAAATGCCTATGACACTACGGTCCGGCCGACGCTATCACCCCTATCTGGGGCGACCCAAGCGTTCTTATCGGAGAACGGTTTCGAGGAAACGCAAGTTTAAAGCTCGTTCACGCCCGCGCGTTAGTACTTCCAAATATGGCAAGGCTATCTCTATTGGTTTTAAGACGCGTAAGACCTCGATAAGGGAGTATAGAAATACTCTATGGAAGGATACGCTGTTTATGGCGCACTACCGTTCTGTCACCCAAGGGTTTACTGCCCCCCTTGAACCTGCTGGTGTTGCTACTCCTGGGACAAGTATTATTTATTTGTGCCCTGCTTTGAGTGTTAACAGTACCAACCAGCCTTTTGTTATTCCTGGGAACGCCTTTTATGCTGCTGGTGGAGGTTTGCAACCTCTTGATACTGGTGCTGCTCTTCCTACGTTTGTTGGAGACATTACACTCCGTGGCGGCATCGCGAGGTTGATGCTGTTCAATCGTGACGATGTTCAAGTTCGTGTTAAGATATACGCCGTGTGGGCGAATAACAATCCTTCTCTTTCGGTGTACACCGCTTTGAACGGTAGTGCCCGTGGAGCTGAATGGGATCCAAGTGTTGTCGCTGAGTTTACCGATTTTGGTAAAGTGCTGTATCAACGAGAGGCTGTGCTCGATGCTGTGCAAAATGTGGAAATTGTTCATCGCTTTAAACCGCAAAAGATTGATCGTATTCGTCATCAAGGGTCTGTTACGCGTCCTATGGGAGCTACTCTTTGGTGGATGGTGGTTATTGTTTGTAACAATGTTAACCCAGTCGCGACTGGCGTGAATTTTGTAAATAGTTGGAATTTGTCCTTTGCTGGCGATGTAATTAGTTAGTTAGGAATAGTTCTCGTGTTAGGCGGCCGTTAGGCCGCCACGAGCTTTAATTTGAAACCCACCTGGGGTTAGGGTTAGGGTTAGAAGAATTTGAATTTTCAATTTATTCACTGAACGTTATTGTCCGTAAGGACTACACGGGGTGGGTTGTTTCGTAGTGTGAGTATTTGCCAGCGGTCGATGGATAATTTGGTTAAGTCTGGGTACCAGTTCGAAAAAATAACTAAGTGGGGTTTGGGGAAGAGGCGTACGCCTCCTTCATATTTTCCTGAGAATACTAGGCCGTCTTTGATAGATTCAACCGTGCTATAGCTAAAGGCTCCTTCTGCTGCGCGTGTTAAATTGATGCATACTATTTTCGGGTTACTTCGGGACTTTAAGATTTGGTGGCACATGTCCGCCCCCTTTGCCGAAGCTAAGAAGAAAGCTCCTTTCCTGGCGATGAGGTAGCGTGCGAGTTCGGTTTTTCCGCAACCGCCGTCGGGATCGTAGTACCATCGCACTCTTCGAGGGTCGACAGGTCCTTCAAGGTAGGAGATACACTCCACTTGCCACTGGAATAACGCTCCGGGCTCCAGTAAACCGAGTTCTTGGTTTGACGTGTCAAACCCCTTCGACCATATTCTTCCGCGGCGCTTCTCAGGATCGGAACAATATTGTACGGCAAGGTGAATGTCGCGGGTTGCTTCGAGGTGCAGTCGGAGATTCCACTGCTTGACTGTGGAGAAGGCGATTTGGTTTCTTCCGTTAAAGACTCCCTGCAGGTGGGGAGTACCGTTTTCGCCTTGCTCCTCTTGGAAGACGTATCTATATATG